ACAGGCGAAAGTAAAAGGGGAAGGCGGTAATGTAAGTGCGCAAGAAATTGACAGATGATTATGTCGGGAAGCATGCGAAATTAAAATACGGATTTGCTGGCGGTTTGATTGGAAAAATCGAGAAAAACACGACACGCATGGGTGTGTCGCCGTATGTACACATAACCAAGTCCGGAATACGAACCGGCGTGACATTCCAGGACGACATTGAATTGGTAGATATTGAAGGGGGCGGCGTTGATGAGCGAGCAAAAGTTTAACTTCGGCGATTTAGTGCGCGTTGAAGGTTACGAAGATTGCGTGTTTTGTATTAACGGCAAGCGCGTCGAGCAGTTCTTTTATCCTGACGGGGAATGGACGGACGTGTTGTACGAATTAACTGACGTTCAAACTGCGGACTGTCTTGACGCGTTCGAGGAGGATTTGCGACTTGTAACAACCGCGGACAAAGCCGAAGAATATTTAAAATTAATACCGAAAGGTGGTGAAGAACCGATGAAGATGTTCGGGTTTGGGTCGTCGCATAAGCCTAAGCCGACGCCGGAGAATGAGCGCTATAACAAGCAGCTTGAACGCGAACGAAAGATTAACGAGCTATTGGACGAAAGGAACGATTATGCGATGTTGCTGGCGGAGTTTGGGGACGATAAATATGCGCAGAAGATAAAAGAAATTGACCGTAAGTTAAGTAATTACGCGGATTAAATGGAGGTGATCGTTTGAATTACGGTCAAATGTTGCTATCGAAAGTTATCGACAACAATGACGTTAACGCGCTCAAACGTTTCGGCATTGACGCGGACCATTTCGAAACGACCGGCGAACGTGAAACATATCGCTTTATCGTCGACTATGCCGAACGAAATCGCGGTCAAGCACCTGATTTCCGAACGGTTGTCGCGGAGTGCCAGGCGTTTGATTATCAGCCGAACGTCGAGGATTCTTACGAATTTTTAGCGCGCCAAATAAAAGACCACGCCGCAAAGCGCATGTTTAATGACCTTGTAGCAAGCAACGATTTAGACGCAAACTTCCAAAAAGATTTCGAAAGTTTTGCGAAATGGTTGACGGAGTCGGTCGAAAGTATTAAAATAAGAACAAGCGTTCGTAATAAAATAGGCACGGACTTAAAGACGGTTGGCGAGCAGTTCCTCGCGGAATATGAACGGCGTAAGGCTGGCGACAGTTTCCGCGTTTGGAAGTCTAAGTTTAGCGTCATTGGCAACTATACAAGCGGAAACATGTACGTTGTTTACGGAAAGTCGGGCCGTGGTAAATCCGTGACATCCTTAGAGGACGCCGTCGAAATGGCGCTGCAAGGCGCTAATGTGCTTATATGGTCGATGGAAATGTCGTGGTTTGAGGTTTGGGTGCGTTTATTTGTCAGCATAAGTGGGCGGAAAGGCTTAACAACAGCGGAATTTAACGGTATGGACTTAGCCGCAGGCTTTAATGCGGATGAGCTGCGTAAAGGGCAGCTATCGCCGGAATTTGAAACGGCATTTCGCTTTTTTGTCGACACCGTGAACGATGAAATACCGGGCAATATTATCGTGCGTGCCGTTGATGATGACGAGTTTGTAGGACGCAGCATTCGCGATCTTGAAGCTGATATAATTGCGACTAAAGCTGATGTAGTTATAATCGACCCTTTTTACTACCTCGACTACGAACGCAATTCGTCAAAAACGGCCGGCGGAGATGCGGCGGAAACTTCGAAAAAATTGCGCCGTTTAACCGGGCGGCTTGGCGTTGTTACTATCGCAATTACGCAGGCGGACGAAAAGCAAGAGAATAAAGACGACGACGGCAATCGTGAGCTAAAGCTGCCTGAGCGAGAGGACGTCAAAAAGACGAAACAGTTACTGGAGGACGCCTATATGCTTATTGCGGTCGATACGGACTATAAGCAAGGGCGCGGGCTGATCGGCATAAATAAAGGACGCGATGGCGGCGAAGGAACAAGCACGGAAATTATTTATATTCCGCAGGTTGGCGTTGTGCGCGAGCTTGACGCGGCAGAAGAACTGGCGAAGCATTTCGATTTTTAAAAAATTGTCACAAAATAGGACAAAAGTCGTGGTATAATAAGGAAAAGGACGGTGAGTACGGTGCTATACGACGTTGATGTCGAAGCTGAATTGCGCGAATTTGAATGGACTAAGCCGCGATGGCAAGCCGACAAACTAATTGCGGCATCGCCGTTCCGGTACGACAAAACACCGTCATTTATGGTACGCTTGCAGCCTTACGGCGACTATCCGGCGGGCGTGTGGACGGATAGTGGCGCATATGACGACGAATGGCGCAGCGGCAACTTTATTAAGCTATTGTCGTTTTTGCGCAACGAATCGTACGAGGAAACCGAGGACTATTTGCGCATGAAATACGGCACAAACCAGTCGGGCGAAATAAAGCTCATAAAGCCGCGTTTGCATATTAAGCGTTATAGGCAGACGCTTAATAAAGAAATAACGCCAAAAACGACTGAATATTTGACCGGTCGCGGCATTAGCGCCGATGTGCAGCGTATGTTTGGCGTGGGGTATTGTCCGACATCAAACGCGATTATGCTGCCCTGGCGATTGCCTGACGGCCACCTAGCAAATATTAAATACCGAAAAACTTACGGAAAAGCGTTTTGGTACGAGCGCAACGCGTGGCCAATTCGCGAACTAGTTTACGGCATGGATATAATATTGGCGCGGAAAATAAAGCGCGCCGTCATCGTTGAGGCGGAAATCGACGCGCAGAGCTTTTGGACGGCAGGCTTTCCGGCTATTGCGGTTGGTGGCGCCAGTTTTAATCAGTACAAGCGCGATGTAATTTTGCGGTCGCCTATCGAGGAGCTTACTATCGCGACAGACAACGATAAGCCTGGCGAATATTTGCGGAAGGAAATCGAGGCGGAATTGCGAGGTAGACTTGCGATAAAGCACGCGAGGATTAGGCCTCCATATAAGGACGCGAATGAAGCGTTAATGGAGGACGGTGCGGAAGCGCTGCGGAGTGCGGTTGAGCATTCAGAGGCCGATCCTAACGCATTAAGTAGTGTACTTGGGCGCGTGGGGAGGCTGCGTTAAATGGCGCCTCCCTCAGCGATTTATTTCGTAATTCTTACCGCTTTTTCTATAGAAACGAAGTACTACAAAAAATTTTCGCGAAATATGCGCGAAACTATAATACCATCCGTATAATATATTGTAAGGGTTAAAGGAGGAAAAGTTTAGATGAATAATTCAGAATTAAATAGTTTAGTAGTTTCTTATCAAACAGACAGAAACGACGACACCTTCACGAAAATTTACGAAATTATCGCGAACACCTGGACGAATTTAGAAAAGGTCGCGAAATCAGTCAGAGCGGACATTTACGAAATTACGGCGCTATATGAGGATGTGTTACTGAAATGCATCGACAAATACGACGGCAAAACGGATTTTATCCGCTATTATCGGCACTGTTTAAAGCGAGCAAGGGCGGATTTATATAAGTATAAAAAATTACGATACGAAAGCGAAATAAAAGAATGCGAAATTAATGCAATCGACGAAACGACCTTTGAACGATTAATAAATAGCGCTAATGCCGTTGACAGTACGGCGGCAACCGTACTGGAAACAAAAAGAGTCGATCAGCGGCAACTGATCGACTTCCTACTGAGTGGCGCGGACGCAACGACGACGGCAATCGTTGAAGCGTTTTTGAACGAAAAGAAACCTACACCGACGGCAATCGGTAAAAAATTAGGCTTACACCACTCGACAGTCTTGCGCAAATTGACTCGCCTGGCAAGCAAGTACGATTCCAAAAAGTTCGGCGATTACCGGGACTTTTTGGTTGCGCGTAGTTAGACCGATTAGGCAGTTCGGTATAACCTATTTATATTATACGCGAAATGCCTTCGAAATAAAACCGAACGCAAGTTCTATTTAGGAGGTAAATTTATGAAAATTTTAAGCGAAGAAGAACTCGTTTATAACGGCGGCATAACGGACGAAACCGCAGACCCTGCCGACTATATACGAATAAATACAGAGGCGGTGATTATCGCATGAATACCGCACTAATAATTACATTCATTATTGCGATGGCTTGGCTTAATACGCTCGTGTGGAAAGGCGTGAATGGCGATGAATAAAGCGAAGGTTGTCGATTTACGCGAAGTAAGGCGAAGGAAATTAATCGCACAATATATCGCATTTTACGGTACTACTTACGCGGCGCGAAGGTAAGCGCTGGTAAATGATTAAGCGGCGACGGCGGATGCTTCTTAAAAAAAAAAACGTCGCCCGTCGGCAATACCGTCCGACCGAATAACCCAGTCACCGTTCTGACAGGGTAACTGCGCACGGTTGGGCGGTATTGCGGGCGGAAAGCTGACGCAGCCTTTAGGCGAATTTATAACTCCACTCATACCGGTTGAGGGGCTGCGT